GGCTTCTGCTGTGACAGTGACAAAACGCAAAACTGCTCTGGATGCATCTCTGGTCATGGCATTTCCACTAAACTCCATTAACGCCAGATATGATGAAACCAGTGAGTGACGACTGATTTGCATTCCGGAACGTTCCAGCGCTGCGACACGTTGCAGAGTGGTATAACTGCTGTCCGTTGTCATGGAAACAGTTGTCACACCGGGCACTGATATATGTGCAAAATCAGAAAATCTGTAGAAAGTATTTGTTGCCGTATTAACGAATCCGGCCACATATAAATTATTTTGCTCAACAATCAGACGAAGATGGTCAAAACGCGCCTGATAGACATCAAGCCCTCGTATATCCACAGCAAAATAACTGCCCGGTGGGGTATGGTTAATAACAGACACCGATGTGGTCCCCTGAGATATATGCTCAAGAGGAGTCGATATTTCTGTCCGTATACTATTTAACGAAGAGACATAACTTTGTTGAGTCGAAAAGTCTATCGTAAATTCCCGGGAATAGGATACCGAAGAAAAGCCCAGCAACAGGCACAGTATCCATTTTAACAATATACACTTCATATACAGGTGTTCCTTTTGGCTGAAGTAATACGGCACCAGACCCGGCGCAGATATAAAAAAGGCCCGCAAAAGCGAGCCAGAAAAATAAGTATGGCGCGTTGTACTGGATTCGAACCAGTGACCGATTGCTTAGAAGGCAATTGCTCTGTCCGGCTGAGCTAACAACGCTGAATACCGATAATGGACCGCCATCGAGGACTCGAACCCCGCGCAACCAGCTTCGAAGGCTGACGCTCTGTCCCGATGAGCTAATGGCGGTATGTGATATGGTGGCCCTTGCTGGATTTGAACCAGCGACCTGGCGATTATGAGTCGCTCGCTCTCACCACTGAGCTAAAGGGCCGGGTGCAGGATAATAACGGTACGTAACTAATCCTGCAATATCATCCGTTCTGACTGGCTAAATCCTGAACTTCCCTGACCGTCTGCTCAAAACGTTCAGTCTCCAGCTCAACACCAGTTGCACGACGCCCCAGTGCCATCGCGGCTTTGACTGTCGAACCCGACCCCATGAAAAAATCTGCAACCAGGTCCCCCGGACGACTGCTCGCGCTGATTATCTGCTGCAGCATTTCTGCCGGTTTTTCGCACGGATGTTTCCCGGGATAGTACTGCACCGGTTTATGCGTCCACACATCGGTGTACGGCACCTGCGCCGTCACGCCAAAATACCGCCGCAGATGCTTATATTCACTCTGCAGTTCCGCATACTGCCGGTTCAGTGAAGTATACGTCTCCAGCAGCTGGTGGTGGGGCTTCTCCAGTTCACCCCGCTGATGCTTCTCTTCTGCCACCCGGGCAAACAGCGCCTGTAATTTCAGATAATCACTTTCGTTCGGCAGTTGCCACTGACTGGCACTGAACCAGTGCGACACCATGTTTTTCTTTCCTGTGGCATCCACTATCTGTTTTGCCGTTATCCCCAGGGCAGCACGCGCATCACGAAAGTAAGCAATCAGCGGAGCCATCACATGCTGTTTCAGTGCCCTGCCCTTCGCCTCATACCCGGCATCTTTCGGACGATACGGCCCCTGATAATGTTCCGCGAACAGAATGCGCTCTGTGGCGGGGAAATACGCCCTCAGGCTTTCCTTGTTGCACCCGTTCCAGCGTCCGGACGGCTTTGCCCAGATAATATGGTTCAGCACACTGAAGCGTTCACGCATCATGATTTCGATATCAGATGCCAGGCGATGGCCACAGAACAGGTAAAGACTTCCGGCAGGTTTCAGCACCCGCCAGAACTGCGCAAGACACTGGTCCAGCCACTTCAGGTAATCATCGTCGCCCTTCCACTGGTTATCCCAGCCCTCAGGCTTCACTTTAAAGTACGGCGGATCCGTGACTATCAGGTCAACAGAATTTTCGGGTAACGACCGGATAAATTCCAGGCAGTCGGCGTTGATTAACTCACAACTGGATATTTTTACAGTATTAGCCATAGATCAATAAGCACTTCTCTGATAGGCTCATTCTGCTTTTGCGCAAAGCAGTGGGCCTGAGGTTTGCTTGTGATCCGGACGCATGAGCAGATGGCTGGTGAGTGCCCCTAACACCCACCAGCCGCCCATTTACCACAAATAAAAAAGCCTTCAGGACTGAAGGCGTCTGTAACAACCGAACTGATAGTCTGCCAGACCCGCCATAACAAGCTGGGTCAGTATTAACTGACAGCGTTCGCGTGAAAGGTACGTATTCTGCGCAATCTCCCCGACTGTCGCCGGTTCGGTGACGCTTAATTCATTAAACACCACTCTGGCGGTTTCTGTCATATCCTGCTGTTTCAGCATGTCTTTTCCCCTTTTCCGGTTAACGTGACACACCAATAACTCTTGTCGAAAAAGCCAGCAAGCTGAAAGAACGGTATTAATAACCACCAGCGAATTTATTGCGCTGCTGTATATTACGGACACAAAAAAACCACCTTCCGGTGGCTTCCTTGTGCGAAAAAACTTGCGTTTCGCCTCGCGATACAGCCTTGCGAAGCTTATACGGATTGAAGCAGTTTATTGATCAGTTTGCAACATTTTTTTCTCTGTAACAAAAGCCATACGCATGGGGGCATGTAACATAAATTCAGATATCCCCAACCACTGATCAATTCGGCGTCTGCACGTAACCAACGTCCACTCAGGATGATCTGCATTTAACCTTTCGGCCATTTTCAGTTTGCTCATTCCCCGTCCTTCGTACCTTTGCCGGAGAATATTGATTAGTCCGGGATATTCCCCAAGCACCTCACTGATAACGCGATCAATAATCAACGCCTCTGTGTCTGTACAATGTGACAACCAGCTCTTCTGCTTCCCTCTGGTCATATCCCGAAAAAATGCCTCAAGTTCCGGTTTATCCAGCCCGGATTTCTTCATTCTGCGTAAAACTTCATTAACTGCTGTTTTCGTCAGCTTTTTCGAAACCAGTAACCGGTTAAACATATTTCCGGATTTACCCCCACCGATATACGACCACCGCCCCCACATCCGTAATTTCCCCTGGATCCAGACTGCTTCCAGCGTGTTCAGGCGTAAATGTTCGCCGCTTTTGCCTGTAATTTCCGGATATATCATATTTACGCTCACTCACTCTCAATTTTGTAAATCTTCACACCCAGCCGACCACCAGGAACAAGCTGACCACGTACAATATTGATTTCATCAAACTGCTCGTCATCAATGAGCACTCCCGCATGCGTCAGCGCATCCAGCGGTGCTTTCAGAATGTTGTCCAGGTCACGACGACGCTTATCCGGTGGCTCTGCAATAATTTTTATTGCCAGCCGTCCGGACAGGCTTAATTTCAGCCGCTGCTGGCGAACAATAAGCGCCACTGCACGGCGATAACGCTCCCCGGCTTTTGATACAAAATATGTGCTGCCACGGCGTCGCCAGTAAGTGTTCACCGTCGGCGGGTAAGGTAAAACCAAATCTATGAGCATCAGTCACCTCTTTTACCCGAGCACGCCAGTCGCAAAGGCGTGATCAAGAAAACGAAAAATTAACTCAATCTGAGAGCCGTACTTTTTCTCAAACTCCAGCGGGTCTGCATGAAGTTCGTTGTGGTGCTCCCGGCACAACGGTAGCGTGAAAATATCGTGGGCCTTTGTCCCCATTCCCCCCTGACCATGACCAATCAGGTGATGCGGATCGTCAGCAGGCTTACCACAACACGCACACGGCTGTGTCTTTACCCAGCGCGTGTATTTCTCATTAACCCAACGGCGACGTTTAGGCCGCCTCATGAACGATTCAGGAGACTCCGGATCAACGGCGATACTGACAACCGTTTTTTTCTGTGGTGGATTTTGTTGCTGGTGGACGTGAAGTGGCAGCGCAATATTTTTTGTGCGCTGCTTCAGTATGCTGATGGCTGTCTGTTCTCCCGGTACGATGTCACTCTCACGGTATACGGAGCGGATTTTTTCCACCGGTAATCCCAGCGAACGACGCGCTACTGCCTCAGGTAGTGCATCCACCACCTGATTGCAGGCCGCCCACCAGGATAATTCGGCCAGTGATAACTCCCTCTCCTGCGTGCCGCTTATTGCGTGACGGATGACGTCAATCATCCAGGCAACCAGATTCTGCTGAGCAAGTTGATCGAGTGATTCTGATGTCTGGTCGCGCAGCTGGTTGTCACAGTGCCAGCACAACACCATCGCGCCGGTACCGTAACGGTGAATGACTGTTTCGCTGTGATGATAATCGCCGTGTGGCCACTGGCAGGATTTCACGTGACGTAATAACCAGTCAGACAGTGCACCTGCACCACCTGCTGCACGAACAACCCGCTCATCGCTGAAAAATGGCAGTAATGTTTCATCCTCTGCCAGCGGCTGGCGAACGGCAGGAACGACTCCGGACGGCAGACCGCGCATGTTTTTCGGTTCCGGCTCCACCAATATTCTGCCGTTATGGAATGCTGACATTGATTCACGGCCCGGCTTAAGGAGCACCATCCCGAGTTCCGGTACCAGAACAGGTCGAAGTAATACCCGCACGTTACCTCCAGATGCGCTGCTGGAATGTGCGGGACGGACGCGGTGGGCGTTCGGAATAAGGGAGCCTGACGGAGATTATCCAGTGACGACGATCGAAGCTGAGGGCTTTCTCAAACTCATATCCGCGCCTGCGGTAACACTGGATCAGCCATTCGGCCTGTTCTTCAGTGCATGGGTCATGCTGGTACCAGTCAGTTTTAAATACGTGTGAACGCCGCCCCCGCTTAATGGTCGGATCGACTTCAGAATTGTGGGATTTTATATGTTGCGCCATCGGGTTCTCCGGTGACGCAGCAGGTGCCAGTTGTTCAGGCTGACGCGCGAATTGTAAACCAGAATGCCAGGAAAAAACAAAGTCTGCCGAAACGGGGTAAGTGCGGGTGCGTTGAGGATGCCTGACACATCAGAGGTGGCGAGGGATTTCTCCCTCGCCTGGTCACTCTTACTTCTCAGATTCGTAGTCTACGAAGACAGCAACCTCCGTCTGGCCGGTTCGGATTCGTACCTCGCAGAGGTCTTTCCTCGTTACCAGTGCCGTCACTATGACGGTTAAACAGATGACGATCAGGGCGATTAACATCGCCTTTTGCTGCTTCATAGTCTGCTTCTCCTTGACCTTTCGGTCCGTAAGAGGCAATCTATATGTGACGAGCATATAGGGGCCTCACTTCGATTTATAGTCGGGTGGGGCTTTTATCTATCTGCCGTTGGTGTTCATGCCCGAGGCAGATAGCCTCAAGCACCCGCAGCAATTCTACAAAAACAAACTATTATTTTCTATGTCCTTTCACTTGTCTCATTTCTGACTATATTGATCGCTCACACAACACAAAAGGTATAAAAATGACCGTTCATGGTATATCGGAAAACAGTACTGTTCACTTACGTGAAAAAAATGGAGAATGGCTTGTAATGCAAATTATTAGAAACGAAGATATTACATATCAACTCCGAAATACAGATACAGACGAAGAAGTAATCGCCACGCTTCAGGACATTATCTCCCCAAATAAATAATCAAATCAGCGGGGCGCACAATACCCCGCACTATTCCACTTATCATCCCCAGCGGCAAATCGAATACACCACCAGCGCCACCGCCATTGCAATTCCTACCGCCACGAATGCCTCAGGCCAGGTCATCGTAAAATATCCTCCGCGCTTATCAGTCCGTTTCGCTTCAGGTAGTCCATCGCTTTATCCGGTAGTTTGCTTGATTTATTAACGCTTTTTAAGGAATGAGATAACCGCTTCACCCACATTGTTAATTCACTTACCTGATCGCCTGATGCTGGATTATTGTCGCTTTTTCCAGGCAATATGTGCTCTCGACTGGATTTCCAGAATATCCACGCCAAATCCACATTTGGATCCCGGTAATTCATCCCTTCGTTAGCACGAAGCAACAATGTTGCATGGTTTTTATCATCCGCATAGAACCTGATAAGCGCTTCGAACTGTTCGCGACCGTCATCAGGAATTACCTGAAAGTTGCCAGCCTGACGCATAGCTATTTCCATGATCTCAACCATATCCCCTGGTGGAATTTTACAAAGTTGCCCAATACATTTCTGCTGCCTGGCATATTCGAGGATGTGCTCCAGCTTGATACGATTAATCATGATTTATCTCCATTAAGCATGGCATCCCGGCAGGCATTCCAGCCTTCATCAAATCCGACAATGCCATTATTTAAAGATGGACGAGCATCCGGCACCACCGGTACTGGTTGGGCTACATATAACGGCTGAACATACCAGCCCTTTGATAACCAACTATCAGCAACGTTTTTACTCCTGGTTATTGCTGGAATACCCAGGCCATTGTCTGAATGCAGCCATGCCACCGGAACCGCTTCCAGCGATGCCAGTGCAATTTTGAATAGCTCGCCCTCTACCCAGGCCATCTCTGAATTAGGGTAACATTTTGCAACCGCTATTTTTAATTTGGCTTCTTTGATTAATTGCTCTTTGGTTAATTCAGTCATTTTTCATTACCGCCCTTTCAGGCGGTCTCCTGATGTTCTGAGGGTGCAGAAATCCCTCCGGTTAAGGATTAATTTTTATTTACAGTGCTGATTTTAATTATTCAGTTCTGGATTATACTTTCTCTTTCACCTGCCGTAGTTCCTGGTAATTAATTTCGCTCACTGGTTGCCTCCTGGAAAATAACCGCATGTCCCAGTTTCTCCGCCAGTGCCAGTTCTGCCTTAGCGCCTGCCGACCGCTGCCAGCCTTTCAGCATGTAAACCGCATCCACACAACGAATCATCGCCATGCAAATATCCATGTAATGTGGCTGAGTCAGCCCGTCCGGAAGTACTGCGGGATTTAATACGGTATGCCCTTCCTGTTTCAGTGCTTCTTCCGCCTTGTGAAACGCCTCACGGTTGAAATTTTCATATCCCGTCATCGGACCGGCGATATAAATTCTCACCCTCACGCCTGAACCCTCCTGTCGAAATAAACGTAGTTATTCACTATGCGCAGCGGCATGCCTAATTTTCTGGCAATTTCCCTTCTTTGCATGCCTCTCTGATGCAGTTGCCGCGCCAGCTCAATATCACGCTGAGAATATTTTGCTGACTGGTGAAAATCACCACGTAACATCATACTGATGCCCAGCTCCCGTGCCTTCGTTCTCACTGCCGCTTCAGTTCGTCCGATAAGTGCGCCAATGCTTTTCACCTTCATAGTTCCCGCACACTGACGGAGTATCAGGATTTCAGCCCGGCACCACTTCTTCCAGCCACTCACTGCTGCTCTCTGGTGGCGGTAATATCCCGGAGAATATCCCGGCACTTGTTCAGCTCCCGCAGAGCGGCACAGACTCGCTCCCACTTCTGAACCTGACCTTTTGCCCGGCGCAGCTCGCGGTTAGCCACATGCAGCGATGGTAGAATCAGGTCATCTGCTTTCGTTTCGGTGACCGATGGCTGTAACTTCACAATGTCTTCCACGATTTCTGTTTTCATTTCTTCCTGTGTCGTCGTTTCCTGGACTGGTAACGCAACACCTGCTGGCTGAGGAAAGGCTTTACCATCGGTTTCCGCTACGGATGCAGCTTCCGGCTC